CGAACCGGGTCGACGCCCTCGTCCACGCCGCCACCGAACTCGTCAAGGCCACCATGCCCTCGGAACTGGCCGACCCGCGTAAGGTCCTGCCCGACGCCCGCTTCCCCGTCCCCGGCGAACCTCGCCGTCCACCTCTACGCCTCATCAAAGGAGCCTGATGTCCGAGTTCGAGTGGGTGGCCGCAGCCATCGTCAGCGTCGTCTCTGCCGCCCGGATCACCCGCCTCGTCACCGTCGACGACCTTCCCCCGGCAAAGTGGCTGCGCCACAAGTACGACGAACTCACCGGCTCTTCGGACTGGTCCCTGCTGATGTTCTGCGGGTACTGCTTCGGGGTGTGGGCCGGGTTCGGCGTCGTCCTGTGGGGGTGGCTGGTCGACTTCGACACGGCGTGGTGGGTCTTCAACGGGGGCATGAGCGTTGCATACCTCGCCGCCATCCTGATGGCTCACGACGGCGACGACTGATGCGCTCGACCGCTTCACCACAAGACCGAGTCGCCAGCAGGCTCGACAAGGAGACCCTGCCCGGATGCTGGCTCTACACTGGGTCCGTCCAGTTCGGGTACGGCGTTGTCAGCGACCGAGCGAATGGGAGCACCGGTCGCAAGGCCCACCGCGTCGCCTACGAAATGTGGGTGGGGCCGATTCCCGCAGGCGTAACCGTGGACCACGAGTGCCACAACGTCGCCTTCAACCTCGGCGAGTGCGAGGGCGGGGAGTGTCTGCACCGACGATGCTGCAATCCCGATCACCTAGTCCTCAGGACGCAGCGCGACAACACCTTGCGAGGCAACTCGCCGAGCGCGATCAACGCACGAAAGACCGGATGTCCACAAGGCCACCTTTACGATGAGGCGAACACCTACCTGCACGACGGCCATCGCTACTGCCGTCAGTGCATCCGCGAGAGGCGGTCGAAGTAGTCGATGGCCCGACCTGTTCGTCCCACCCAGCGCCAACCGGCACCGGTGATCCCCACCAATGCGCTGGTGGCGTCGGCGACCCGGTTCGACAAGAAGGTCCAGCGGGTCTACCAGCAGACCCAGAACTGGCAGACCGAGTGCTACCGGCACTACGCCATCTGCGGCGAAGCCCGGTTCGCGGCCAACTTCTTCGGTCACGCGCTGTCCAAGGCCATGCTGACGATCAGCGAGAAGACCCCGGACGGGCTGGAGGTTCAGACCTCCGGCCCCGGCTACGACGCCCTCACCGACCTGTTCAACGGCAAGGACGGGCAGGCCCAGATGCTTCAGGCCGCAGGCACCCACCTCACCATCGCCGGTGAGTGCTACCTCGTCGGACGCACGATCCGGGGCGAGAACGTCCGGGAAGGGGTCGAGGTCGCAGACGGAGAGGAACTGTGGGAGGTTCTGTCCCCACTGGAGATCAAGACGCTCGGCACCGGGGAGAACACGAGGTGGTTCGTCACCTACGGCGACGGCTACGAGGACATCGAACTGTCCGCCGACGACGCGGTCATCCGCATCTGGTCCCCGAACCCGGCGAAGCGGATGGAGGCGGACTCACCGTTCCGCTCGCTGCTGCCGATCCTCACCGAGATCGAGTGGCTGACCCGCCACATCTTCGCCCAAGTCTCCAGCCGCCTCGTCGGAGCGGGCATCCTCTGGGTCTCACAGGGCTTGTCGTTCCCGCCGCCACTCGATCAGGACGGCAAGGCGATCGAGGTCAAGAACGAGGCGGACGGCCTGATGCGGGTGCTCGGGGACGTGATGGTCACCTCGATGGCCGACAACGGCACCGCGGAGTCTCAGGTCCCGATCATCGTCAGCGTGCCGCCGGAACTGATGGGCAAGCACGCCGACCTGATGCACTTCTGGTCCAACCTCGACGAAGCCAGCATGGAACTGCGCTCCGAAGCGATTCGCCGCTTCGCCATCGGCATGGACCTGCCCGCCGAGCAGATCCTCGGCATGAGTTCCAACGAGGGCACCGGGGGAGGCAACTCCAACGGCGTGTCCCACTGGGGTGCTTGGCAGATCGAGGAAGCCACCATCAAGATGCACATCGAGCCGATGCTCGAACTCATCGCCAACGCCCTGACCATCGGCTACATCCGACCCCTCCTCCCCAACAGCAGCGCCGAAGTCGTCACCTACGACACGTCAGCACTCAAACTGCGGCCCGACCGCTCTGCAGAGGCGTTCGAGTTGTACGACCGAGGCGCGATCTCTCTGGTTGCACTGCTGCGCGAGAACGGGTTCGAGTCCTCCGATGCGCCCGCAGACGATGAACTGAAGACCTACTTCCTGCGCAAGATCGCCTCCGGCTCCGCCACCCCCGAACAGGTCGCTGCAGCCCTGAAACTGCTGTTCGACATCGACCTGCCTTCGGAGGTGCCTGACGGGGCGTTCCCGGTCGAACCACGGGAAACCCGTCCCAACCCGTCACTGGAGGACCATCCCGATCGGCCCCGCACCCCCGCTGAGACGCCCACCCCCGACCCGCCGAACCACGCCTCGCTCACCCTCGCCGCCGAGGGGCTGGTGCTGCGGGCGCTGGAGAAGGCCGGGAACCGCATCCTCAACGACGGCAAGCGCGGCAAGGACCGGGCGGTGCCCACCTCCCCCGCCTATGAGGCGTACCTGAGCCTCGGCGCGGGCATCAACGGTCACGGCGAGGACCTGCTCCGCGACGGGTTCGCCTTCGCGCCCCAGATCCTCGACGGCCTCGCCTCTCCCGACGAGGTGGTGCCGATCCTGCACCGCTACTGCCTCGACCTGTTCGAGTCCAAGGAGCCGCACACCCGCGAGCGACTGTCGTCCTACCTGCGGGAACTGACGCCATGATCTCCCTGACGCTGGACCGGGAAGAGTTCGCCGCCCGGCGTCGCAAGATCCAAGACGATCTGGTCGAACGCCTCCAAGGCGTCATCGGGGCCACCTTCGGCGAAGGCGACATCGAGAACCTCGACCGAGCCATCGAGACGATCTTCATCGAGATCTACACCTCCGAGACCGACCAGCCGATGCGCAGGCAGCCGCTCAACTCGGTGCGCACCGCCGTTCGCAAGGCACTGTCGAAGGCGAACGAGGACTCCAGCGTCCACGTCACCGCCCTGATGGTGGGACAGGCGATCATCAACGCCGCCACGATGGCCGCAGCCGACGCTGAGGAAGAGGGCCTCGTGCTGGAGTGGACCACCATGCACGACAACGACGTGCGGCCCACCCACGCCGAGGCGGACGGCCAGCGTCGTCCCCCCGGCGAGAAGTTCGACGTCGGCGGCCACGAGATGCGCTATCCCGGCGACCCCACCGCTCCGGTGGACCTGTGGATCAACTGCCGCTGCGTCCTCCAGCCGTCCCGAGGAGCCCTGTCCGCTGCGACGTTTCCGACCGACCCCATCAGCATCGTCAAGTACGGCTCGGAGGCCACCGCCACGACACCGGCTGGCGACGCAATCACCAACGACAGCACCAACGTCACCTACGCTGATTCTCAGCAACCGCAAGGAGCCGTCATGACTGTCACCGAAACCGAGAAGGACGTCGCGGAGGAAGTCCCCGAGGTCCCCTACGAGGAGGCCGAGGCCCCCATCGAGGACGTCACCGGCGTGCCGTGGCACGGAGTCCTCGCCCCCGAGGGCGTGTTCTCCGGCGACAAGCGCAAGTTCGCCGAAGGCTCCCTGCGTCATCGCGACCTTCCCCTGCCACTCACGTGGCAGAAGTTGTCCGCGGACGGTCACGACCAGTCCGTCGTCGTCGCCATGATCGAACGGCTGGAGATCCTCGACGGCCTCGCGCAGGCCGAGGGCCACTTCCTCACCGCGATGCCCGAAGCCGATGAGGTGGTCGGCCTGATCGGTGAGTTCGGCAAGTTCGGCGTCTCCGTCGACGCCGACGACTCCGAGATGGAGTTCAACGAGGAGACCGAGGAGGCGGTGTGGACCGATGCCCGCATCTGCTCGGCCAGCATCGTGCCCATCCCCGCCTTCGCCGAGGCTTACGTCGCCCTCGGCCCCAACCCGGTGTTCGCCGGAGGCGACGAAGACGACGACGTCACCGGAGCGGACGTCGACCCCAGCATGGAGGAGACCGAGGTCCTCGACGAGGCCGCCCTCGCCTACATCGAGTCGTTCCGCGACGTGCCCACCGACGAGCGGAAGCGCCGGGCCGAGGACGGTACCGCCATGCCGGACGGCTCCTACCCGATCGGCAACTGCGACGACCTGAAGAACGCCATCCAAGCGATCGGACGCGCCTCCGACCCGGAAGCCACCAAGCGACACATCAAGAAGCGCAAGAGCGCGCTCGGATGCGACGAGGTGGAACTGCCGGACGGGTGGGCAGCCGAGGCTGCCGCCTTCTCCGCCGACGACTGGAACGACATCGAGAAGTTCATCTCCATCGCGCCCGGACGCACCGAGGACGGCCCCGGCTGGCTCACCCACCCCGTCGACACCGACCGCCTGCGCGACTACTGGGTGCGCGGCCCCGGCGCGGCGAAGATCGGCTGGGGCACCCCCGGCGACTTCAACCGCTGCCGGGTCAACGTCGCCGAGTACGTCAAGCCGCAGCACCTCAACGGCTACTGCGCCAACCGGCACTTCGACGCCCTCGGCTTCTGGCCCGGCCCGAACGCCCACGCATCGGAGACGATGGAACTGAGCCTCACCGACCCCGCCCCGGCACTGAACGTCATCACCGCCGGTGGGGGCTTCTGCGCACCGTCTGAGTGGTTCAAGGACCCCGAGTTCGCTGGCCCCACCCCGCTGACCGTCACCGACGAGGGAGAGGTGTACGGACACATCGCGCAGTGGGGCCAGTGCCACATCGGTCTGAACGGCAAGTGCACCACCGCCCCGCCTTCGGCCAGCGACTACGACTGGTTCGCGATGGGTGAGATCGAGACCACCGACGGCCCGGTCCGGGTCGGTCAACTCACCGTCGACCTTCCGCACGCGGACGCCAAGGCCCCGGCCCGCATCGCGATGGCCCACTACGACGACTCTCGTGCCGTCTGGGCCGACGTCGCCGTGGGCGAGGACGACTACGGCATCTGGTTCCACGGCATGGTCCGTCCCGGCACCTCCGACGAGCGCCTGTACGCGGTCAAGGCCAACGGTCAGGTTTCTGGCGACTGGCGCTGGAACGAGGCCACCCAGACGCAGGAACTCGTCGCCGCCCTCGTCGTCAACGTGCCCGGCTTCCCGACCCCCCGTCCGAAGGTGGGACTGGTGGCCGGAGCGCAGACGTCGCTGGTGGCCGCGGGCATCGTGGCGAAGTTCGCCATCGACGAGCCGGAGGAGGACAACGGCGTGAAGACCCTCGCCGCCGCCATCGCCGACGAACTGGAGGCTCGCGAGCGCCGCACTGCCCAGATGGCCGAACTGCGCGCCCGCTACACCGCTCCCGGAGCGCTCCCGGAGCAGTCCGAGACCGAGGAGGAGTAGAAATGGGTTGCAACTGCGGCAAGAAGCCGCCCTCGTCGTACGTGTACACCTCCCCCTCTGGCCAACGCACCACCTACCGCACGGAGGTGGAGGCGCAGGCAGCCAAGATTCGGGACCGGAAGGCGTCCAAGAACGGGGTCACTGGCTCCTATGTGGCAGTGACGGGGTAGTCCAAGTGATTGCTCTGCTCCTCGCGCAGGCGACCCAAACTCCGACAGACGTGCTGCTGCAGTATGGCGCGATCGGCGCGATTCTCGTAGTCGCAATCGGCTACATGGGCTACCTCCAGCGGCAGAATGTCAAGCAGCACAACCAGAGCGTCACTCGGCTCAGCAACGAGATCGAGGCGCAACGCGCAAGAGCGGACCGGCTGGAGTTGGCGCTGGAGAGGCAGAACACCGTGATCCAAGATCGAGTTGTGCCGCTCGCCACCGAGTTGGGGTCGGCGGCAGAACAGATCGCGACGGTCACCGACCGGCTCGTCGATCAGATGGAGAGGCAGAGCGCATGAGCGACACACAGCAGGTGCTCAACGAAGCGGATCAGGCGCTCGCTGACCTTCATCATGCTGTCGGCGCGTTGCGGCACCACACCACAGCGGTAGACCAGTCGCTGTCGCGCTACACCTTCACGGTCTTGGTGTCTGCTGCCGAGGGCGTCCTGACACCGGAAGAGTTCGAGGAGATCGGCGGCGTCAACGTCGTGCGCAAGGCGGTCCGCATCCTCTACGACAAGGTGATGGCCGACCCTGAACTCGCTCCGTACTTCATCGGCGCGGACATGATCTATCTGCGCCAGCAGCAGGTGAAGATGTTCCTCGCGCTGATGGGTGCCAAGGACTACGAAGGCGTCACTCTTCGTGTCGCGCACGAGGAGCACTACATCACCAAGAAGGACTTCGACAAGATGGTGAAGTACGTGGCCGAGTCGCTCAGCGAAGTGGGGATGCAGTTCGAGAAGGCCGAGGCTGTGCTTGATCGTGTGCGTGGGTTCGAGGGCGACATCGTGAACGAGGGGCCTGGATGATGAACACGCTCAAGGACCGGCTGGACCAGATCGTCGAGTCCAACCAGAACATCAGTCAGTCGACCGAACGGCTGGCTGATGAAGTGGGGCTACTGAGCGACAGGCTCAACGTCGCGCAAGACACGATCAAGCAACTGAACAAGGCGCAGAGAACGCTGCGTCTGACACAGCGTGCCCTGATGGTCGTGGTCACCTTGCTGCTCACCGCCTTCATCGTGCTGGGCTTCCTGACGTGGCGCTCCTACAACAACAGCGACCGCATCGACGGCCTGAGCGGTGACCTGACGGTGAGCCAGTGCCAGACCACCGGGTTCTTCCTTGGTCTGGCCCAGTCCCCCGAAGAGCAGGAAGAGCCGCGCACCAAGGCCGAGGACAAACAACTCAAGGAGTTCTTGGAGACGTACACCAAGGCTTATGAGTCGCTGAACTGCGAGCAGGTTCTCAAGGAAGAAGCACGTCAAACCACTCCCTGACGGCCCGCGGAGACTAGGCTGCTGTCATCCAGTCCAAGGAAGGCACCCCGATGGCAGAGCCAGTAGAGATCGACCACCTCCCCGTCAAACTCACCGCAGCCCAGCAGAAGAAGTGGGACTCCGGCGACGCGGGCAAGCGCGAGGTCCGCAAGATCATCCGCGAGGACCGCCTCGCCCGGCAGTACACCGACGAAGAAGTCGCGTCGATGCCGAAGGCCCCCTCCTTCAAGGAGGTGATGGGCGAATGACCTCATGGTCCGATCCGGGCTACTACACCGACGGCTCCGACCGCCGGTGGCGAGCCAACCAAGGGCTGAAGGCGCTGATCCTCTCGGCCAACCGCGTCCTGCAGGCCCCCCGCTACGGCTCCGAGCGCGAGCCGATGAACTGGTATCAGGGCTCGAAGTCCCGTGGCTCCCTGTCCGGCAACACCCACGCCGGGTGGGACGCCTACGATCGCACCCCGTTCAACGGGACGAACCGGAACCGCTGCCTGCGCATCCACGGTGTCGCGGACTGGACCCGCACCACCTCACAGGGGCCGTGGGTCAAGCACGGTCACGGCATCGTCGACGGCGGTAACCCGTCCGACGCCGGTCTGGTGCAGTTGGGCTCCTACCACCGCAACGACAACGGCTTGCGTGGCTCCGCCGCCGACGACGGCTTCAAGATGTGGAACTCCGAGGGGAAGCGGATCTTCCCGCTGTTCGTGGCCCCGTGGAAGGCCACCGGCAAGCCCGGCAAGTTCGAGTGCGTCACCGAGTGTGGTGCCTACAAGTACCAGTCCACGTCCTCCACCCGGCTCCTCACCGTCAAGGCCGGGATGGTCCTGTCGGTCTCCGGCGTCACCGTCGTGGTCAACTCCACCGGCAAGCACTACTGGGGCATCACCGACACCAAGGGTGACACTCCCGGCGGCGAGGTCATCTACCTCGACAACTTCAGGCGGGCAGCATGACTCGCATCGCCGTCGTCAACGTGTGCGGCTGGCCGTCGTGGTCCGACGCCTCCGGGCTCACCTCGTTCGACTCACGGGTCGAGAAGATCGCCGCCAAGATCAAGGCCGCCAAGGCCGACATCGTGGCTGTGCAGGAGTTGGCGCTCACCGGGGCGAAGGGCGAGGACAACTACTCTCGCGGCAGGAAGTTGAGCCTTGCGCTCGGCTGGGGCGGCAAGCGGGTCAAGGACGACAAGAACCCCGAGAAGCAGCAGTCCTTCATCCAGCACGGCAACTACGCTCCGGTCGCCACTGCGCTGATCTGGAACCCGGAGAACGTGTATGCCATCGGCGGCGGTCACGTCACCACCTACGACGGCTGGCCCCGCAACAACGGAGCCACGTGGGCGGATCTGATCGCGTACGACAAGCGTGCCCGCTACATCAGCACTCATCTGGAGTTCTACCCCAAGGGGGCGAACACGATTCCGAAGTACGACACCATCCGGCGCAAGCAGACCGATGGTGCGCTCGACCAGTTGCAGCGCAAGGGTCGCACCGTCTTCATCCTCGCCGACGCCAACTGCGACCTCGACGACGCTCGGGACGGTTTCGGCCTCGCCGCCGAGGAGCACCGGATGGACGACTTCGACGACGTCAGCAAGAACCGCCGCAACGGCAAGCGCACCCTTGTCCACACCGGTACCGGCAACGGGATGCGGATCATCCGCGGGGCCTGCACCGGCGACGTGGAGTGCACGTGGCAGGACACCATCAACATGGCCGGTGCCGCCGACCACAACATGCTCGTTCAGGAGTACACCATCCCGGTCTAGGAGGCCGTCATGCTCGACGAACAGATCGTCTACCTACTGCGCAAGATCTTCAAGGCGCTCGTCGTCCTCATCGTGCTGACTGCGACGTTCACCTCCATCGAGGTTGCTGAGGCGTTCTTCGGCTTCGAGGGCTGGGACCTGCTTGGCTGAAGGTCCCAAGAAACCGGCCTCCTGCGCCCTACCCTGTTGTGTGGAACACGGGTGGTCCGCGTTTCCACAAGGAGATCGACATGGATCTACACCAAGTGATTGTCTTCGACAGCGTCCTGCTGACACTGGTCACCCTGAACGTCATCCCGTTCCTCATCTCGTTCGTCACGAACGAGGTCACCCGCAAGGGCGTCAAGGAGGGGCTGCTGTTCATCATCTCCGGCCTCGCCGCGTGGGTGGACGAAGTCGCCGCTGAGGGCGGGGTCACCTCCTTCGACGACATCGCCGTCACGTGGACCGGTGTGTTCCTCGGTTCGGCTGGCTTCTTCTTCGCATGGCAGCGCCGGACCGTCTCGCCGCCTCTGGAGCGGGCCGGGCTGAGCGTCGGGGCACCCAAGACCTGAGCCTGTGCGGAAGCGGCTGAAGCGGTTCATCAAGCGATACGCCCTGCACTGGTTCGTCATCACGGTCATCGGCTACCTGCTGATGATCCCCCTGACGATCTGGCTGTTCCCCGCCACGACGCTGTCGCTGAGCATCTACATCCTGCTTCTTGGCTTCACGTCATCGGTGGCCTCGCTGGCCGACGTCCTGCCAGAGGAGGACGAGGACGTAGAGCCGGTAGACTGAGGGCGCAGCACCCGTAGGACTGAGCGCGAGGCAACGCGAGCCTCTCCCGTTCAGTCGGTCCGCCCAGTCTGCGGCTGCCGCACCGCCTTCACCCCCCGATCCTCGCCACTGTGGGTAGCCCCCGCTTTCTGCCGGGGACGGGGGGTGTTGTGCTGCCCGGACATAGAACCGCCCCCCTGAAAGGAGAGAAGAACAGGAGGGCGGTTCAGTGCTGGACGGGGTCCAACCGTCGCCCTGAAAGCGTAGCATCGCCCCTGTCCAGAGCGGGAACCCCGCACGGGGGCGAAGCCCACCTAGAATCTGCCGCATGAACTGGCGACGGCTGAACACGCAGGAGTACGTCATCGGACTACTGGCGACGTACTCCTTCCTCGCCACCTGTCTGTGGATCGGCCTCGCCGTCGCCCTGCTCCGCTGCTACCCGTAGGGGCGGTACTCTCATCTCACCGGCACGGAGCCGGGTCTCGCACTGAGCGGGAACTCCACAGAGGAGGCCCATCATGGGCAACGACCAGCAGTACATCTACGGCGAGTACGCGATGCTGAAGTTGATCGCCGACCCCGACGGGGTTCGCCTGAAGTTGTGCCCCAAGAACGGCGACGGCACATGGGACGAAGTCGAGGGCACGTTGGAGATCACCCTCGACCGATTCAAGGCGAACATGCTGGTGCGGTTCACCCGCAACCTTCGCGACGCCGTGTTCGGCAAGGACGAGTAGTCAAGCAAGAACCCCCTGACCCGGCGTCGAGTTGGGGGGTTCTTGTCGTCTAGTTTACGGCAAACTCTCGGCGTGTCGCCAACCAGCCAGCGCGAAAGATGTACGCTGCTGCTCAGAACGTCCGGTGGCCAAGGTGCCCGGTGATTCGCGCTTAGCGCATTCGACCCACATCATCAGGAGCCACCAT